TAAAAAAGTTGTTTTTGCTTCATTAATTTGAGCTTCAACTAGTAAATCATGTATTCTTTGAATGTAGTTCATATTAGCAATTCCACTTTCTTAATGCTTTGTTTATTCTGCTATCAGGGTTGTTAGCAGTCTTTGCGGATGTTCTGCTCTTTTTCATCCCACCCATCCGAGCGCAGAATGATTTTCTTCTATTAGCAGCCTTTGAACCTTTTTTAAGTTTTGAAGGCTTGGTAGTTACAGCGGTCTTTAATTTTGAACCGGGGTTTTCTTTACGATAAGATGCAACCCCTTTTTTATTTAATCCACCAGATGGGTTCTTGCCAGATTTTTTTTGCCAAGCTGCTACTTCGGTTATTAAATTACCTATGCGCTCAATTGAAGCATTTACATATTTTTTAGATTTAGTAAAATCGTTTGGATTTTTTGCTAATCCTTGTATGGCAGTGTCAAGACTTGGATTTAATTCTTTTGTTGATCTCAGAGCTTCTGGAGATGTAGCACTTATGTATGCGCTTTTACTACTATATCGACCGGGAATCATCGCTGGTTTTGGTAAAGTAGAACCAAAACCTTTCCCCCCTCTTGGACTTAATCTAGCCATATCCCTTTGACTACTTCCAGCCCAATCACTCCTGTCAGATCTACCAGTAAGCCTTCTATTAAGTCTTTTTTCTAAAGCCGCAGGTGTGTTAGCCATACTAGACTTTAAAAAAGAGCCAACTTTTCCTGATTGAAGTTCATTAAACATGTTAGTTCCATAATAACCAGTTTTACTTGGGTCTGTTACTGGAATCATCTCGCTTATTAAATCACCTATGCGCTCAATTGAATCAGATACAGGAACACAATTAGGAACTTTGCGTCCACCTTTCATCTTCATGCCAACAGCTTTATATCCTTTCCAACAAGGACCTTTTTTCTCATTTAATTGGAAAGACTCACGAATCATATTTGCTATACTACCGTAATAGGTTGATGCGTTTTGAGTTACTAAATCTGCCTGCTGTTCCATACCTTTTCTAACAGCCCCTTTGAATTTCTTAGCCCTATCAGATAATCCTACAGCCTGCCCAAGTCGAATATCTGCTTGTGTTGCAGGTTTAGGCCCACTCTTTGCGTACTGAACTCCTGTTCTTAACGCATTTATCATGTTTGCTCGCCCCTCTTTATTTTTAGGTAGCAGACCTCTAACTGTTGCTGCGTGTTGTTTTTTCTTATCAAACTCCGCTTGCTGCTCTGGAGTTCTAACCCTCTTGGTTGGTTTTGTTTCTGCGGGAGCAGCATCTTTTTTCTTAGCAGCTACTCTAGCTCTAATTGCTGCTCTTCTATCATCTGCATTTAAACCTCCCTCATACTTTCCTCTCAATGGATTCCATTGTCCTGTATAGGGGTTAGCTGGTTTGGATGAAAGTAGAGTTCCCATCGCTCTACCAATTCTACCAAGAAGTTCATCTATTCTTTCTTGTTGTTCTTGAGACTCTACAATAATTTGATCGCCTGAGATTACTTCAGTTATTCTGTTGTAATAATTCATTTGTGTTCCTTGTATTTCAAAAACTTCTTGGATCTTTGCTTACCATGTTTTTTCATGGTGCGAACTGAATAACCTTTGATTTCGCTAAATGGAGTTCCAGCAGAAAAACCCTTAGCAACTTTTTCTGATTGTTGAACGCTCTTCTTGCCCCATGTAGGACGGGTAACTACATATAATCTATCACTAGCAGTTGTGGAAAAGATTGTTCCAAAGTCTAAAACTCCTAATGCTTTAGAAATTGAAGGGAATACTCTAACTCTTGATTTTCTAGCTTTTACTCGTTCTCTACTTGCGCCTTCTTTGGATGCAAATACATTCCTACCAGAACGGCTACCCTGTCCAGATTCAAATCTAGAATCAATAATTAGTTGTAATATTCTCATATCAATACTTCCACTTCTTCTTTATTTTTTTCTTCTTAGCAGCACCAGCCATATTAACACCAATCATCCCGCAAGAAGTCATCTCCTGAATCAACCCTCTAGCTTGAACTAGAACTTGTTCAAATTCAGCTATTAGTTGTTCAGGAGATTTAGTCTTAGTTCTTTCCTCTACCCTCTTAGATTCTTGTACAGGTCTAGCTACAGCCTTCTTTTTTATTCCAAAGGATCTAGCAAATATATCTGTGACCGTAGCTTCATCTACTTGAATCTTAGAGAGATCAGGACCATCAGGAGTTGGGATTGACACGGGCAATCCATTAGATGTACTTCTCTTGTACTCATTTTTGTTTTGCTCAATGAGTGACATTGCAAAGTCACCTATAGATTTAATATTGCTCATTTTTTACCGTAGTAAAGTTTTGATCCTTTTGGAGGATTAGCAGCTTCTGGTCCAAATTCTCTGCTTACTCTTCTCTTTGCTGCTTTATGAACACCAGCAGCTCTTTCACCTGTAACTTTTTTAGTTCTTCCTTTTGGCCCAGCGGTAACTTCCCCCTCTTCAGGGGTTCCTTCATACTTAAGTTCCTCCATCAATGAACGAAGAATAGGATCAGCTATAGCTAAGAAAGCCTCTTCTGAGATTAGTTCATCTTGATAAGCCTCTTTGATAAGGTTTAAAATGTTTGCTATCTCAGTAGATGCATTTACTTTTTTTCCGGCTTTTTGCTTGTGGTTATGGTCATAAGGATTGGCTGATCCCAAAGGTGATTTTTGACCACCCTTCTTCTCTTTATGAGTAGGGATCATTGGGTTACCTTTACCTTTACCGGATTTTTTCTTAGCCTTTTTAGCTTTCTTAGCTTCGTTAATTGAAGCAAATATACGATTTAGTGAATCCATAGTTACACCTTTCTTGCTAACAGCAAGTTAAATAGATGTGAGTTTAGACTCACTTCTTCTTCATCATACCTTTTGGCATGTTACCTTTTTTTGCCAATGCCTTCTTTAGTTGAGCAGGCATTTTTTTGGCTTCTTCGATTTGTTCATCTTCATCGTCGAAGTCTTCTTCATCATCTTCGTCTTCTGATTCGTCTTCTTCAAAGAGTTCTTCGCCGTCTTCTTCTTCCTCTTCTTCATTGAGGGTAGCAGCATTAACTGCTTCGAGAACATTAGCTGTGTGCTCCATTAGAGCCTCGTCGCTAATAGCCTCGTCTAGGTGTGAAGAGCAGAGGGGGCATACATGAGCTTCCTCTTCTACTTCTTCGGTTGACTCGTCTATTTTCTGGTCTTGTGTTTTGTTAACCTTTAGACCAAAATCTGACCAAGCGGCGTTCTCAAGAATAATCTTCATTGCATCATCTGATATATTTAAGTGCTTCATAATTTTAAATCCTTTGTGGGAATAAGTTCCCTATTGTTATTTATACTACTTTAAAACAAGTAGAATATTTTTATTAATTTTTTTAATTAGCAAAGACATCTGGGGATCCAATTCCTGCAATATCTCCACATTGAACTAAATCCCCTGTTCTATGGACCCCTTTATTGTTAACAAGGACAGTAGAGCTTCCTGTAGCAGCGGGACCCATGACATGGGTATCATCACCACAAGTGTGAGTTTGAGAGTAATTATCCCCAATCCTGACCACAGGTTTATTGTTAACAAAGACATCTGGACTGCCTATTAAACAAGGTTTAGGCCCATAACAATGTCCTGTTGAAATATCTGTATTTGCTCTAAATATTTGGGGCATTTCTAACTCTAAGGTTATTAATAGCTGCGGGGTTTGCTGTATTTATTTCAACTGGGACTACCTTGGCAGCATCAGGAACACCCTGAATTGTCACTGGCCTAAAGCCTAGTAATCTCGTTTCTTTACGGAATATATCGTTTCGATTGTGCAGTAATTTAACTCCGGTCTTTTCTCCGAGTCTTAACTTATCTATCATAGTCTTGGAAATTCCTATCTTAAATGTCTTATATTGTTCTATAGTTAATCTAATGAACAAATCAGACCAAGAAACTCCCTCGTCAATGACATAGTTATTATTTATTGCACTAGCAGTTTCTACTGCGGCTCTAAATCCGTGTTTCTTTCTAGGTAATTGTTCTGCTCCTGTTTTAAATCCAAGAGATAACAATCCTGCACGACCAGTAAATGTACCCTTCTTACCATTAACATTTAAATCATCATTAACATCAGTATCAGGGTAAGTATCTTCTATCTTTATCCAATGCTGATCTAGTCCAGTTTTGCTATATCTGGGATCTGGGGATGCTGTAAAGATAAGTCTACGCTTATTCCAGTCTAACAATCTGGAGTAACCATTGAAGAAGTTTAAATTAAATTTATCTGTAGGAAGCACAATTATAAGTTCAGGAATCTTTCTAACAAACAATTGCTCCCCAGACTTTGTTCCGAATTGTTGCAGGCTAAAGTTTGTAAACTCAAACTCGTAAGTACTGCTTGCATGGAAGTGACCTAAGATAGGGTCATTATGATTTACTGTGAATACCTTCCAAGGATACAATCTAAATTCTACTGCGTCTCTAATGTTTTGTGCATTAGTTTCAATAGTATAGTTAACTTTTGTTTTTCTAGTGAATATACTATCGGGATCAGGAACATTTAGTATTGAAGATCTATCTATTTTTAAAACATAATACCTAGATCTTTCCCCAGATAATGTATAGTTAAATTCTAGATCGCTCGCTGATGGTGATGTCACAGTCAGTATTGATCCCCACTTAGATCCGACATCATGCAAGGTTGCAATCTCTACTTCATTTTGGATAGTGTACGCCCGATCAATATCATTATAAGAGCCTATATAATCCAAGCTACTATTAGTTAAAGTAACACACACAGAATAATCAATTCTATCTACAGGAACAGTAATGCTAGACCCAGCAGAAGTTGTTACTTGAATAGTGTCGGTATCTTGAATGTAAATGGGGTAATCTGTTCCGCTGGCAGAAACTAAAATTCTACGGTTTATATCTGTGGGCAAGATATACCACAACTTCAACAATTCTTTATTTTGATCAGCGTATTTAGAGGGGTCTAGAGGTTTAGCATTCTGTAATGCACGAACAACACCTCTTGTTTGATTTGGTGCAGTATCAACAGCTATTGTCTGTGGAGCTAACGCTCGTTGTTTTTGTAATTCCCGCTGCTTCTTTAAATCAGTTTTTGTAATGCCGAACTGAGATCTGATTAACTGCAACGATTTAGTGTCTGAGGTTGTTTGTTTTATAGATCTATCTCGCAACTCCGCAATATAGCCAATGTCTATTTGGTCTACAGTATTCTCTAATAAATGCTTCTTTATTGCTTTAGCTATTTTTGATTCCGGTATTAGTCTACCATCAGGGTAAGTTAAATTGAATAGAATATCCCGTAATTCTTTTTTAACTGATTGCTTTATGTTAGTTAGGGATAAACTAGCAATATCAACATTCAAAGCACTAAGAACAGATTGAGAGCTTGTTAATAAATTTTGAACTCTAATATCCCTTTGTTCCGCGAAGAAATCACTATACAAAGAAGACTTTACAAAATTAGTAACATTAGATTGTCTGTTAGTTATAATATATGTTGGATCCCCAAATGAGTATCCCGTAGGTACATTCTCATCTATTTTTGTTGGATCGTATTGATAGTTAGATATTACTTTTCCGCCTTGAGTTAAAGGTATTGTAGGCTCGTCTGGATTTATAATTTCTATGCAGGAGTTAGGTATTAATGTTATAGTAGTTCCAGCACATAAAGGACTAAACCCTGTACAATCTCGTCTCTGGCCCGGTCCCGGTTCTGGTGGTTGTGGAGTAGTATATGGGATAACTACAGGATCACAGGATTTAGTAACCTTCCTACATCTACAATCTGTTTCTGCCGGATCTACTTCTACATATCCTTCCGAAGTTAATATGCAGGGGATTGTTGATTCTGTTGTATTGCAGACATAATAAGTAACGCTATTACCTTCAGAGTCAGTGCAAGTGTTAGGTATTGGAATTAAAGTAGTTCCAGCACACAAAGGACTAAACCCAGCGCATGATCGCCTTTGATTTGGTTCTGGATCTGGTGGCGTTGGAGTAGTATAAGTAATAACTACAGGATCACAAGATTTAGTAATTTTTGTACATCTACAATCTGTTTCGGTGGGGTCTACCTCTACATACCCCCCAGCAGATTCAATACATGCAACAGTATCCTCAGTTTCAGTACAAACATAATAAGTAATTGAGTTTGGCTCAGTAGTATCTGGGCAAGTATTTGGTATTAGTGTTAGTGTAGTTCCAGTACAAGGAGGACTAAATAGGTTACAATCTAATGCTTGTCCGGGTCCCGGAGGTGGCGGTTGTGGAGTAGTATATGGGATGACTACAGGATCACAAGACTTAGTAACCTTCCTACATCTACAATCTGTTTCCGCAGAAACAGATTCTACTAATCCACCCCCAGCCGTTTGTATACATGGAACAATTTCCTCAATTTCATTACAAACATAGTAAGTAACAGCGTTCCTCTCAGGTTCATCCGGGCAACTATTTGGTATTAGTGTTAATGTAGTTCCGGTACAAGGAGGACTAAATAGGTTACAAGCTAATGCTTGCCCGGGTCCCGGGGGTGGTGGTTCTGGGGTAGTATAAGTAATAATTATAGGATCGCAGGATTTAGTAACCTTCCTACATCTACAATCTGTTTCCCCTAAGACAGTCTCTACTAATCCCCCACCTGTTGTTTGTATACATGGAACAATTTCTTCAGTTTCATTACAAACATAATAAGTGATTGCATTACCATCACCATTACCACCGGGAGGTTTAGTATCATCACGACAAATTACTTGACAGTCACTTATACTGGCGTAAACTACCTCACCATCAAGAACATCCCGTCTACGAACATATAAACATTCTAGCTGGGATGTAATCGCATTTCGCCTACAAACAACAACAGGAATACACTCAAACTCACAATCAGCTTGACTACCATGAATGCTAATTGCTCCGGGTGGAACAGAATTTATACTATATTGGAAACAAGCTCGCCCAGTCGGACTTACTCCGGGACTAACACTTTCACAAACCCACACAGTAGGAATAGGATCTACTGGATCCGTTGTATCGCCATCACCATCATCATCTGGGTTCTCAATACTTCCACCATCAATGGCATCAACCGGAACAGGTAATTGCCCCGGATTGCCTAACTCACATGGAAGTCTATTGAGATCAACTGTCATTTAAGTTGTATTGTTGGAGTATTACTTTGAGATAGTCTGCCGTTGTACGCTTGTGATGGATACCCTACAACTTCAAAAGATATGGTTGGGTAAACACAGGTTGTATAAATTGGATTCTTACTTCTGTGTGAACTTTCTGATGAAGAATTTATGTTATAATCTAAAACATCATATCCATTATTTGCTGTTGGATAAGGTAGTTTTGTAGTGAATGTATGGAACTTTAGTCCAGCAGTACTATCTCTATTTTTTCTTGGATTATAATTACCCGCTATGTCATCACTGAATAAATTACCAAAGATGATTCCCCAATCAAAGAATCCAAAATTAGATCCGGCTTGTCTAAATTTAAGATTTATTGGAGCTATGCAATATATTATAAAGTGATCGGAAAACTTTTCGTAATATAATCCACCACCTTGAGAAAATACATAATCATCAGTCTCAAAAGTTCCTACTCTAAGTCTGCCGTCAGTATTGGGTTGATAGCAATTCTTGTAAGATAATTTTACTTCATAATCTGCCATCCAAGGGACTTGAGTTTTATCTATGTTGATTCTTTTTTTCAAGAATAACATACCATTTAATCGTTCATCAATCTGTCTGAGGAAATTGTTGTTAATCTGCCCCATTTGTTTGTCGTAGAATGAGAAGTTAATTCTATCAGCAACTTTAGTTCCGGGATCTACGAGATTAGCTGTGGCTGTTGGTGGTTCTGAAGTCCACCAATCAGCTAAATCCCAATCTGGTAATGCGGGAACAGTATCATCTGTAAACACATTCTCAGTAATTCCTAAAGAAGAAAGGGCGGCATTAATTGCTCCCTCTGGTCCGAAGTTCAATCCACCCCAAATAGTTCCCCCCGCTACAGTTCTAGAAGGGTTATTACCTTGTTGAATCGTACCCCCTAATCTAGTGACCTCTGCATCAATGTAACTCTTTAATTTTGATGCTTCCGCATCTATAGCATATTGAGTTGCTACAGGGTTAGCTAGTGAGGGGGAAGGTAATGCAGCAGCTAAACCAGCACGCTCATTGTAAGTTAACTCTGCTGTTCTAAAGAATGGACGGATATCTAAAATATCAGACTCAGCTAGAACTATATTACCTAAAGAGTTGACTGTACCTGTTTTTCTGACAACAACATAAGCTAATGGGAGTATTGATTGTCCAATTAGTTGAGCATCCGTTTCAGATAATCTCTCAGAGATTACAGGAGCTAAGTTCATTAAATCATCGGGGCTGGGGAATGATCCATGAACATTAATTGATGTAGCTTGGAATCCATTTGTAGTTATGGATGCATCTTTATAGTCTGCTAAAATTTGAGTGTTTCCAGCAGCATCGCGTGCAGGAGAAACTGAATAAGTTGTTGGCGATATGCCTACACCTGCACCACGCACAATACCTAAAACTGGTTTAGTTATTGTTACGGGTTGACCACCAGACCACTTTTGTATTGTTGTTGATGAAACATCAACAGGTTTGCTGTAAACAAACAATAAATCTATTCTAACTGATGCGTTAGGAATTACTTGTTTCTCACCAGCAGGAGTTATCGTGAAGAAATCATTCTCATCAAAGTTGGGTATTTGAATAGATAATTCTTCTGGAACATCAACAATTGCAGTTCTAGCTACGCCTCTAAATTGTTTTACAAACTCAGCACCTAATCTTGGCAACTCATATCCTGCACCATATGCTTGAGTAAATGTTGCAAAGAAATCAAAGTTGTTTAACAAAGGCCATTTAGAAGAAGAGTTTACTAGCCCTATTGAAGGTAAAGAATTTTGAATACTAGTGCTACCAACCAAATCTGTATCAAATACAGGCCAAGTAAGGACTCTTTCTACAAGACCATTTAGGGAAAGAGCATTTGTTGTCGTTGCTGATTGTAGGCTAGAAACAAATGATTGAGCAAGGGTTAGGCCACTAGGGTTGTTATATTGCTCGAATTGACCTGCTTCCAATCCAGTTAGTAAAGAAAGTTTTTGTAACGGATTTTTATTGTATGCATCATTAATTCTAGCAGTAAAGCGTCCGGGTTTAACCTTTACAATATTTGTATTTCCCTCTACATAAGGACGCAATTCGTTAATCTCATTACGATCTATACCATCTGCTGCTGGGTTTGATGCTATTTGATCTTTGAGCCACAAACAGTTTTCTTGCAACTGTTTTAGTGGTATATTATCCACTTCCCAGTAGTAAGGATCATTCTCCTTAAAATATCTTACAGGATCAGTAAAAACATAATTAGATTCTTTAAAACCAGCCATTAGTCATCTCTCCTTAGATCAAATATTTCAGCAGATTTAAATCCTTTACCGTAGCCAGCAACATTAGAATCATATCCTTGTCCACCAGCAGTAGATGTAGATCTATAGATGGTAACTAATGCATGCCGTCCAGACTTTGCTATTGCATTGTGTTTTGCGTTAGCGAAAGAATCAGCAGCGGATTCATCCAACCGTACTCTGTTTTTGTAACTAGCATCTACCATGGCTGAAACATAGTAGAACGCAGATGTGGATATGCCGCTGTAAATTGCATCAAATGCCGATGCACCTATTAAGTTTCCTGATGGATTGTATCCTTGAGCCAGCATTTGATAGGGAGCACCGTAGAAAGCTGCTTGACCTGCTCCGGTTCCGCTAACATAACCAAGCATCTTAGCTTGCGAATGTGGTGAGAAATACAATCTAAATGGTCCGTAATTTGTACCCGCTCTAGATGAAGATACCCCATAGAAATCCAAAACACTTAAAGTACTAGTATCTGGAGTAGAAGAAGGTGCTCCTGAAGCTGGAACGCCTGCACCACTTAAATAAACTGCACTAGGGCCATAATATCCAGTTAAACTTGGATACATTCCACTAACAGATAGGTAAGCTGCTTCCAACTCAGAGTTTTGACAGATGTTCCAAATTCGCAACAATTCACAGTTTCCAGATGATGAATCATAGAATGCAGATGAAGTGTTATACCATCCAGCAGCAAAGTTTACATTTAGAGCTTTTACTTTACTACCATTTTGAGCTTTAACACAAATTCCACCCTTAGAATAGTTGGAAATATTTGTTGGAGAGTTTGCATCTGTATATGGTGTTAAGAAGTAACCGGGGCTTGTTTCTGTATATGCATACGAGCCTATTGCTGCTGGGACTAAGTTTGTACCAGTTAACAAGTTATCATCTTGTGGATTAGGGTAGAATTGAACATACCCACCACTGGTGTAATAAGTTGTATTGTATACATCAGAATTATTGTAGTCTTGGCTAGGTAAGGCAGCTACTCCCCAGTGAGTAGCATAATCTCCAATGTCCTCCATGTTAATTACAGAGTTTTTATCTGCAACTAAGCAAGATTTAATTGCATGTAATTCTACTCTTGTATGATTCTGATTATTACTTAAGTTCCAACCAGAAACATCTAGTGTATTATTATCTCTCTTATGAGGTCCAAAGTTTACTATTGAGTTATCTTCAGCTAAAACATCTACAGCCCCTTGTGAAATCAATGTGTTTCCGTTGAATGTAACCGCTGAGTTTTTAGATACATAAACAACTGCTGCCTTTTTCTGTGCAGCTAAAGTTTGAGGTCCAACTAACATAGTGGGACCTGTGTTAGGGGATACACCACCTGAACCACGCAAAACAACTTTACTGTTATCAGATATAGATAAGCATGCACCGAACAAAGGTTGTGCATACACGCTAGTTGTTTGATAAGTTTTAATTTCAGGGTGTATTAATTCTGCGCGTGAGCTATTCTTTATTTCTATAGCAGGTAATCTTCCCTTTGTACCACTTACATTGTAAGACCCAAAAGAATCTATGGCAAGAATATTACCTACCTTTGAAGGCATTGATGTTGCATATGGATATCTCAAAATGGAATGGTTTAGAACCATGTGTTGCCCATTTCGATAGAATGTAAATTGCTTGTAAGTTTTACCTATCTGACTGTTTTCATACGATGTAGTCACGCTAGGTCTAATTAAATCTGGATTTAAAACAATATCGCAGTTATTAGCTTCTAAACCAATCTCTTGGTTATTTTCGACAGTAAGTAATGGGAAGTTTAGCTTAGAATTGTTAGCAATTATACCATTGTAGTTGTTAATAATTTCCAATCCACCTTGATGGTCAAAGATAGAATTAGTTGCTTCCAAACCAATTCGTTTGTTATACAACGATTGGATCATTGTGGGACCATCAGCAACAGAGAATGATGTTGTTATCTTGTTTCCACCAACTATCTTAGAATTGTTTAGTTGGATACCCACATCATTAAATGCAAATTGTGATATGAAATCTACGCCTGAGTATTGAACATATGCGGTGCTTACAGGAATAAAGTTAATTAAACTGTTCTCTGCATATAAACCAATACCATTTGAATTCGCAGATCTATCAGAAGTTGAAGATATTTCATAGTTTCTTGCAGCTACTATGGCTCTACGAACATCTACATTAGAATTAATTATTTTAAATCCATGCTTCTTGCAACGCATGGACATTACATTTTCTAAAACAACATCAGAGTTTACTATATTGAATCCTGAGTCAATACTTTGTGTAATAGTTCCTGTTGTGTCTAATGACCCATCAACCAAGAATCCACGAATAAATATTGGACCATCACAATTACTAACTTTTACATTAGATAAGAAATTACCAAATGCTAAAACTGCAACATTAGATTGGTCTTGTATTGCTGTTCTTGCTATTGCTGCTCCTGAGATTGTATCCGTTACTGCTACATCATATGCAGTGATAGTTGGGTCTTGAGTATTGCCATATTCTGCAATAGCGAACTTATTTGTTGCTATTGATTGATCAAATTGAGAATCTTTAAAACTTAGTATAGGTTTTTTAGTTAGTAATGATGTTGCTCCGTAAGCGTAATTTACAACCCATGAACGGTTATTTGAATTTAGTCTTGCATCTGTAGTAGCACTCAAAACTACTGAACTTATGGCAAGAGCAGATGCATTATGGAACATTTCCTTTATCATCAACGAGCTTACTGATGGATCGCTACTGATGTACAATGCAGATGGGGCTGCGGCAGAACCAAATTTAGACCTTGCAAAAACTCGGTTAACTATTTCTAGACCTGCGCCCGGACAGGAATCATCTATCTTTATATTATTTAAATTAAGTTCACCTAAGTTTCCAAAACTTGCTACTTCGATTATAATTGGATAAGTAATTGGATTAGGGAGTACATTTATAACTGAACTTAAATCTCTAAAAACTATACCACTAGAATCTTGTCCAACAGGGAAACCATAGTCTGAGGACACAACAAACATCTTGCCGGGAATACCGGAGAACCCGTCCCTAACTGGGTAGCCTATTCTTTCCCAGATATAAGATGTACGATCCTCAAGATCATATATTGGCATGTTATCTTCTTCCCAGTTGTAGAAAGAAGATGAATCGAACTTAGTTACAGTTGCTTGCCAGTCGTTAATTATTCCGACTGTGCCCGAGGTTAAATATAAATCTTGAGGGATGAAAGACATTTAAAATCCTTAGAATGTTATAGTCCACTTAAATACTAGTGCAAAATCAGAAGATTTTTCTATAGGTGTAAAATATTTATATGCTACGAGAATGGGGGCTGGAGTTGATAACTTTCTAATGTTATGTACAAATAACCCGATCTCATCCAAGTAATCAGGAAGTCCGTTCGCATTGTTTGCACCTAAGAATAAAATGTATTGCACGGCATTTTTAGATACTCGAACAATATTATTATCAGGTATTTTAGCGAAAGTTTTATTACTAACAATCGTCCCGTTAGCTAACTGACTAAGAGTAGACAATTGTAACTCCCCTGTCTGCCCGTAAGAATCTATACTACTTAAAGATGATCCTAGCTGATAAGTTCCTATTCCGGGCACAGATCCGTTAGTTCCGACTTGGAACCATCTAATCTGGTAATCATATGCTTTATCGGATCCAGATGCAGCAAATAGGTGAGATAAAGCTACACCCATACCAGATACAATCTGGTTAGAGTCCGAGAAATGGAGTTCTCGCTTCCCGTCTGGGTAAACTTTCCAAATTTCAATTTCCCCTGTAGGGCTATAAACTTCTCTATTTGATCTCATACTTGTATATATTTCTCCCACTCATAAGAAGAATATTCTCCATATTATAGTTAAGTTTGAGTAGTTAGTTAACCCTGCACTAGACCCATTATCACTAATTCCTACTATATTTTTATTAAAAGTTTTCTTGCTAAAAAGTTTATAATCTAAAACATTGGTATACGGGTGGAATGAATATGGAGGAGTTCTTCCTGCCGATAACATGGACTTAGTGTTTAATCCCCATAAACCCATTTGAGTTATACCGCCATACATATTAGCCACATTCGCGTCACCACTAGCTATGGTAATTTGATATATAATCTCTCCTGTAGAAGAGAAAGTGGCTGTTGAAGAAGTAACTAAACCACTTAATGGATTGGTGCTTGATGTGGTAGTTACGAACCCTCTCCAATCCATAGATGATACAACATTAAAATTACTACTTGTAGTAGTTGTTGCAACTATGGAACTATTAGTATAATTAATTATGTATAAAGTATTAGTTGTGGATCTAGGCCAACATCCAGCCCTTAAATACCATCTAGCTTGCTGTGTCCCTGTATATAACTGTGCATAATAATTATAAACATTAATTAATTGCCCAAGTTCAGCTAATGCGGATAATGCAGAAGTTACATTACCTAGGGAATCAAATGTACCACTGCCTATACTTAAATATGAAGATGGTATTATTTCTAATTTAGTATCGTAAGGAGTGGGATATTTTGGTAGAAAATTAGTAGGATTATATGAGGATACAACAGAACCTACAAGGCCCCAAATATGCCCATTACCTTGCCCAGAAAGTTGTAAAGGAGACACTCCATGAGCATTGTACGCATACGCTGAAGCATCTTTCCCAAAAGATACTGCTCGTATGGTATAATTTGAAGCATCATATATGGCAGATGCTGATGCAATGCCAGACCCCTCTAAAGGGAGTGTCATTAGATCAACAATCATCTCCCCACCACTATCGACAATTAAGTTATTAGACGCTTCCACTAACTCCTGCTGTGGAGTGCCGTAATCCTTATAAACTTCTACATAACCTCTCATCTGTATATGTCGATTTGTGTGTATTGATTAAATCCAGCAGACTTAGTGTTTGGACCCCAGTCAGGATGGTATCTGTAATTAATTCTACTGCCACCAGATGTTTCAAAAGTTCCACTTGTTATTGTGGCTTGTCTTGATGCCCTAGCTGCTGCTATATCTACAAAGTATCTATATGCCACTAGTAATTCTTCTGGAGTGTACCCTGATACATTAGTATTTATGGTTAAATCCTTGGCAGACACAGAATCTAATATTGTATAAGTGTCCCCCGTGTCATCAGGCAACATAAACACTTCTATTGTGTACCCTTGATTTTTTCTATGTACTTGTTGTCCTATAACTGAATAATAGTTTGGTATACAGATAGGAGGATTTAAAGTGTTGATTTTAATAGTAAAATCTTTAAATAAATCGGATATTAAGTTTTCAATACCAACCTTAGTTACTGAACTTGTTTCAAATACTTGATTTATACACGGGATACTAGACGCTACAACCGTGTCAGGTATTGGTTCTAACGGGAAAGCATACAAGTGAGACAAGTCTTGTACTTTTTGTAAATTTATCCCAGTTACAGGAGTTATCTCCCATCTAAAGTCTTTATTGTACGACCAAACATAACCTGCTTCTGGATCGGTATGAATCCAAACGCCTATGGCTCCACCACCCATATTACCACCAGACTCCTTACCCATAAACGCCCGAACAGTCAATTCAAACTGGTGTTCTGGCAACAAGAAGTTAGATGTTCCGTAGTTTCGTAAACTAAAGCGTAGTCTAGGCAATCCGAAGAAACTACCAGATTTAATTTTTATTAAAGGATTAGCAATTGCAAAGTTTTCTTGTGATTCTCTAGAGTCACTAACATCTAAATTGTAGATAACAAAGTCGTTAAGTTCTGAATCTCCAGAAGTCTGGACAAACTCTATACCACTTAAAATATGAGGATTTCTAAATTCATATTTTTGAATGTACAAATCATTTAATGTGCTAGCGACATAAGTTCCTGATGGAGATCCTGATATGCTTAAAATTCCAGATCCACCACCGGAATTAATATGAATCTCGCTACCTATTGTAGATGTTATCAAGGAATAAGTCTGTGCAGCCGACCCTGATTTATCAAAGAATCCGTTGAACAACAATGGCCCATACGCATGTGAGATTACATTTGGACCGCCTGATAAATCTAAAATTTCTTCCCCTAAATCATGGCCCCCAAAGTCAGTAACATAACTCTTGTATGTTGTATGAATTCCTCTGTTGAACTGGAAATCAAAGAAATCAAATATTGATGAAGGGCCACCACTGGCGTTTGATAGATTTCTAGCTATGTCTGAGTAATATGCAGATGTATCATAACTATTAAAAACAGTTTCATTTTGTAAAGACGCTGACGCTGTGGCGTATGATCTCTCTAATATTTTTCTATGTATTAATGGTATAATTGGATCCGCATCTCCACGGGTTGAATACGCAGCACAAGATGAAACAAAATAATCAACGCCACGGCAAGGGAATGTAGAGCTAGTTGCAACACCATTAATTATTGATGTAGAATCTAAGTTCTCACATTTAGTGTAAACTTGTGGAATGCTACTGTAATTTGTTATAGAAACATACTTGCCTGCGGATGGTATATACCCCAGAGGCATGTAGTAATTATAATTTGGAACAGTTGATGGTGCTAGGTACGGAGGCATATTGAAGCCGTCTCTGTAGTACCAACCATCTTTAGGTATTAGATTCTTTAGGCTTCTTCTACGAACGGAGGTTCTTCTTAAGTTTGTTAGTGGAACAGTGCTGGTAAATACCGCATCAGAAAGTAGGTTTACATCATTACGAGTAAACACCCTACCTAAAGAACTCATATTCATTCCAGAGAATTCAAAACCACCTACGACACTAGAGACGAAAACATCGTCTTGTGGCATTACTATATCTGTACAAACCAATTCATTGTATCCAGCAAAATCCTCGTCTGTAGCAATTAAATCAATGTTAGGGATCGCGTGCGCGGGTGTGAATAAGTTTGTAGCTCTTGCTACAGATTTTAGTCCTGTATAAGATCCAAATTGGAATGCATCGGTATCAACATTAAATCCAGATGCATCTAGGAGTAAATTGAAGTGAGATGATTTACCATTCCAAAGAGGTAAGTACTTATACCTTTTTTGATCAAGATTAGCTAATATGTAATCGTAGTTTGGTGGTAAAATATTTTGAGATGTAAAGAATAACCAGCCATTTCTAGAAGATACCCTTGTAGTTTCTAGAGTGTTTTCTGTAATAAAATTATACAAAGCATCAGCAAACGATTTTCTTACACCCAAGCAAACTAAACGGTCATAGAAGTAATCTACTATTTCTTTTGTTATACCGCAATACTTGTAAAACTTCTCCAACTCCCAAGGAGGAATATTTGTTATTCTTCCACGATATTTAAATACGAAATCAGAGTCTCCTATTCTAAACGGATTGTTCCCTATGTAGAACTTATCTGGGAATAGTATTGCCGCTTTTCTAATGATATCATCGACAACAAATCGAATGTTTGTATCCATGTCATCATCAGAATACTCTTGAATGTTAAGTGCTTGGGCTGTTGATCTAGACCAAATATCAAAACTACTGAATGCTGATGTTTCTGTCACTAAAGCATAATATAGTAAGTTAGGTACATAAGATTCCCACAACTCTGAGATATTAGCAGTTACAGTATCAGATGATTCATTGTTGACACCAAATAGGGTATCTAAAATTAATTTAAGAGCGTTCTTCGTGCCTTTTGCTTTATAAATAGCAACAGCATTTTTTAACTGCATTCTCCACTTATCAGGGTTAGGGCCAATTAATTCCCATCCAATTATGTCAGCTAAATACGGGAGATATGTGTCGGGGCAATCATCTATGCTGTGTAATAACAACAAATTACTAACTTGATCATTGATATCAAACATTCCGTAAGAAACAGCAGCTAATAATCTACGGAATGCTCCTGATGATTCTAACGATTGAGTAATATCTTCTGTAGCTAAATAATTCTCAAATGCAGTCTGTACTCTAACATCTTTTGAATCAGATAACAATGGAGAGTAAATAACATCTATTAAGGTTTCTAATTTTTGTAAGGATTGTGTTCCCGATGTGAACTTTTCTGTGCCAGACAAAAATGCCGTGGGAATAAAAGTTTGGAATAAGGAGCAAACCCCGTAATTCCTCCAAATATAATTCTCTAAACCTTTTATACCATCGTTTAGTCTAACAGTTTCTCCATAATAAATTTTGTCTACTAGAAGGTCTGCAACATATGCTGATGGTTGATATGCTAATCCTGCTGCGCCAGATAAGTTTAATAAGTATAACCATGACATATTTTCTATCAAATAGTCATGAGCTTCAGCAGCAGTAGGAAGTCCAAATGAGTAATTAGGCGTGTTTAATCTAATATTTGGAAGTAGGGTGCTGGTTACATAATTTCTAAAGTCGGCACTGGTATCGAAATCTTTTAGTTTCTTATTAAGTGGTTTTAAAATTAATCTTTCAAAATCAAATGCGTCTAGTTTTAATGGATTATTTTGTTTTATAAAATAGCCAGCGATACCAGAAAATACTCGTAATGCAGAACCTTCGGTCGTTCCAGATACATTGAATATGGTATTAAAATTATTAGCTACATCAATGTGCGAATTTATTATTTGATCTATAGGGGATACTTGTTGCCCAAAAGTATCAATATCATCCTGCAAATAAAATTTAGGAGTCAATAACTCCAAAACTTCAATGTAATTTTGCTTGAAGTATTTTTCCCCACGATTCGCAAATTGATTAAAGTTAGCCATTATACTAATACGATATTGATTGTAAAGTTGTTTAGTTGTATGATTTCATTAAAATCTACAACTACATCAGTATCTAGGTTATCCACAGTAGCAAACCTAACTTCTGGTATGGTAAATATAGCTCTGCTTAATTCTCCTAAAACTAATGTTTTTCCAAAATCAAAGTTGTTGACATTGAAGAAATTCACTAATCTTCTTCTAATTTTACCTTTAATTAATTCTTCCTTGGCAGCTAAGTTTTTATCTATTCTAGCTGTTATAACTAAATCTACTGTTCTGATTACACCGTCAACAATTATGACCTCATCAGTAAGCATTTTCTTTTCGCCAATACTAGTTAGAATCTCTTGCTTGAATGGGATAGTAGCCTGTTGTAGCTGTAATGGTGATGCTACCTGAAGGACATATATATCCAATATATTAGCGGAGCTATAAGCATCCCGCACCACTGCGCGAGCCTTACCTGTTGCTCCAGTTGATCCTATGTATGAATTAACGAAGGTGGAATAATCTTCTGCTGTAACTAGTCTATCCTGCCGTTTGAATGTTAGCGGTGCGTAGCGTTTAGCATGCTCAACTGTTTCTGCATCTTGACCACCTGTTGCTTGTGTAGTATTTTCAATTGTAGCTGTATCTGCTCCAATTGTTAACTGAGCATTAATAATTTCAGCAGCTATGTTACCTCTAGTTCCACCACCCACGCGATAGGACACAGTGTAATCAGCATTGGCAGGAGGAATATTTCCTACCACACCATCACCGAAAATAACTGTTGCACCATAATTCTCATCGTAAGAAACTTCAAAATAGTTTTGTCCCCCGCCCGAGGCGAAGAATAAATTGTCTACTTGAGTCCAAGCACCAGAAGCTCCACTGTCTGTAGTTGTGATGAACACATTAACGCTTTTTTCTACAACAGGAGATGCTGTTAACGGTATCTTTTTAATAATGTCTGTAGAAGTAAAAGAACCAGTTTGAACTACCAAAGCACCCTCTAACAACGCTAGATTTTGCCAGACGGAGCTTGCACTATTTTCTGATTCAATTCCTTCCAGTTGAATAGAAGCATCAGAACTCATCGGGCTTAATGCTCCGTTGATTGGTTCTGTTTTGTATAGTGTAAAGTTTAACGGAGCACCATCTTCTGGAGAAGTTATTGATACTACTCGTTTATCAGGAGTTATTACCACCGGAACCGCTGTTGCAGGTGAATCAAAAGTTATTCGTGCATTTGCCATGGAGGAGATAGGTCCCTTCATTCGCACTCCTATCAACTCCATTATCTTCTTTACATTGTTTCGATTCTTTGCAGTGGTTAAGAATGTTTCATTTGCGAGCATGTCTGCCTTCATGGACATTACTGCACCCATGTAAGCGACAATCTCAATCAACATCATACCTAAGTCAGATTCCGAAAAGTTTTGATAATCTAATGGGTATGTTGCCTTGATATAGTTGATTAAAGCAGTCCGCAGAGAAACGAAATCTGTGGCTGCATAGTTTATATTGTCCGCTTTTTTAGAATCAGGTAATTGAACTAATTTTAAGAAATCGGATTCTACTGTTCCATTAAATACCATATTATCCTATCTCCACTTCTACATCTATAATTTGATTATCCAGTTCTTCTACTTGAACATTTAGAATAACATACAAACTTTGAACACCTTCCAAATTAACTTTATTACTTGGGAATACTTGTAATTTAGTTACCGAAACTCCGGGAGCATATTTAGAAATAGCTTGTAGTATATCATCCCTAATATTTTGAACCGTAAATTTATCTAATGGTTCAAATAAATATGATTGCAAGTTTGTACCATAATCTGATAACATCACTCTTTCGCCCTTGTTAGTCAGTAAAAGTTGACGCAGATTATTTCTAACTAAAGTTACACCACTTTGTTTAGCAAAGTAGCCTTTTTTTGGAGTTATTGGTAATGGGTAACCAAATCCGTACACCTTTTTTGTGGTGGAGATTACATCCTTTTGGATTCCTATAGATGGTGATCTTCCGTAAATAGAGGTTGTCATAGGTCTATATTCTTAAAGAATCCTTTCTGGGCGTTGAAGTTGCTTAGTGTTTCTTGAGGGGTTAATGCTTTTGCATAGAATTTAACACTACCCATGTGCCCATTCAAACCACTACGAAGTCCAGAATCAGCGTTCATGAACCCTCCATAAGGTTTGTTTCCATCCGTGTACCCACCACCTAGAACCCAAGGTGTGAAATAATCATTAAGTTTTGGTCCATTTATATGGTATTGAGATTGTGTAGATGAGAATGAATACTCAAAGCTATTAGATTGTTTGAATGTAGGTATCCCCGGAGCAGTAAACTGTTCATTTCCAAAAACATCAGGAATGGTGGAAGTAGCTACTAGAGTTCCATCAAAGCAGATACGAACTTCATTCTTTCTAGGTTCTACCGCGACACTGATCTGCATGAATTCGTCGCCAATAGAACTCACATACTTCCCAGTTGTTACTTGTGTTGATATGGGGACGGCGCACTTCAAAACTTCAAAACCAGATGCACACCCGAAAACACTAGCTTTGTTTACAAAGGATACATCTGATGCGTTTACAGATCTAGTGGGTGCAATAAAGAACATTCCCGCAGATGCTGCGTTCGCTGTTGTAGAGGCACTGGGTGCTAAGTTCTGAGTTACCTGCCTGTCTCTTGTAAACCCTATCATCATGCCTTTTGTTACAGTGCTGTTGTTAGAATAAGGAGCTTGATTAGCATTAATACTATCATTCAAACCACCAGTATTCTCACAAGCAAGCATCAGTCTGTAATAAGATGATACACCATACCCTGTTGCAGGTTCTACTGATGTAAAAGATCTACCTACTCCGGGAACATACGCCCATGCTTCAAAAGTGAATCCCTCTGGGTTATATGTCCAATCTTGGAATTCGGGATTATCTGGAAGTAATCCAAAAGAACCAACTCCGTTTATAAATTGCATGCTATTGTATGTTGCAATTCCGGTGAACTTAGGAATACCTAATCCACGAGTAAACACACTTGATGGATTAGGACCGATCAAAATAGCATTATTATAATTATTTCCAGATGTGCAGTTTAGTACATTATACTTAGTCGATCCAATAGTTGCGACTTCACCATCTAAGAAATTGTAGATAGCAAACAACTTATCTTTAACAACTAGGTCAGTTAGAGATAATATTGTTGCTGTGCTTCCTATGCTATCCGAATCATATACAATAGCTCCGGTTCCAATTTCAGGAACCACTAAGTGAGACATGGTAACTGTGGATTGAGCCTCCGCTGCTGTTACGAACTTAGGCTTGATTGGAAGCACAACACCAGAAACCTCAGCCTGTTGCAAAACTAATTTCTTTTGTTTCTCATAAGCAACAGCTAGGTTTAAATCTTTCAAGTAAGAGAAGTCATTAATTGGAACCTCTCCCTTCTTGAATATCGGGCCTTTACCAAAAAGGTAAGGGGATTTAACTGCTACTTCTATTTGCTTCTTGCGACGATTCATCTTAGAATCGTAAGTAGCTGCTGTTGAGAATAATGATTGTTTTAAGTTAGAGATTATTGCTAAGGAATACCCATTAGCCGTAGCATCAGAAATCTGACCTGACAGGTCATAAACATGTTTTATTTTTTGATTTTTAATTACAGACAAGAAGTGGTCAGCATCATACTGCTCTATCATTTCTTTCGTTTCATCAATTTTATTTAAATCAAAAATAGTATCTACATTAGAATTAATTGATTCAACAGAAACTGCGAATCCTTTGCCGCCTAAATTAGCTGCTTGCTCAAACTTATATTTGTCTTCTGGGGCCACTGAACCTGTAACTTCAGGAATTCCACCCGTTTGTGAGTCGTAATACAAACCATCAACTGAAAGTAAGAATTGCCCTTTTTTAGATTTAGGTGGTCCGAATACCAGTCTGAATATAGGTGCATCTTGTTGACCAGCATCGGATGCGACTAGCAATCCAGTTCCCGATACCAAGGCAGCGTTTACAAATTGAGGTTCTAATGAAGGATCAGCAAGCCTAGCTGACATTACATTTCTAGCGTTTTGTAAAACCTCGTCTGCTTCTTGTATAAAACCTAAAGCAGATTGAACCTCTGCAATTTCTAAAGCATATTGAGTTTCTACATAATTCGGATCTAGTTCTTTGGCTTTTAATGTGGATGGTCCTTTTTGAAGGTCTAGGAATGTTTTGTACGACTGAATACAATCCCCGATACCTTCAATTACCTGTGCTGCGCCTAAGTAGTTCGCATAAAGCTCAGTACCTAATTGAGTAGCGTACCCAACAGCATCTGCTATTGCGCCTATGGTTTTAGATTCTGTGGCTGCACCCTTATCCTGACCATTTCTACTATAATCGGAAGAAAATCTAAAAGTTCCGTTTTCCGTATTGATCTCAAAGATACCATTCTCTTGCAAGATTTTCTTTTTAACTTTGGCAATTTGAGATGATGCTCTGTCTCTGCCTTGTTGTACTTTATCTGATATACTTAAAACTGCATCGCTAGGCAATAATGCTAAAGCAGCACTTTTACCTATGTCTAATAGACACTGAGGAACTCCAAAGGCTGTACCTAAGGAATCAACGGGACTCGCCCCCTCCCCATAAACTTTCGCTGCTGTTTCTAGATCAAAATAAACCATGTTAATTTAAATAAATTTTATTCCCACTTATATCTATATCCCCACCTGTAGATTGCATAATAATTCCATTAGCGGCTGTCATGACAATCGTATCTTTTGCGTTTATCACAACATCCCCGCCCTCTCCGTTAGATTCTAATCTAATTTCTTGATTCTGCCCTGTGGCTACAATATTAACATCCCCATTTTTTGAAAGTATATTAATATTACCAGTCCTAGAATCATTGCCTGCTCCAGAACCTAGGCCAGACTTGTTCTCTATATTTATGGTTCTACCATTAATTACGGTTAAATCTAAGTCGCCTTGTTGTGATGTGATTGATACATTACCTGTAACTTGTACGGAAAATGATGCTGGACCACCCATAGCCGTCTGGTCAGCCATGCTATTTTCAGTAAGAACTAACATGGCATTGTTTGTTGAGTTGCCGAGAGTTATTGTGCCTGTGGAATCATCTAACGATAACCTCATACCTCTGCTAGTCTCTAAGTGTGTTCCAATGTAAGAGCCATCTGGGTTGTATCCATCAGAAAGCATTATCTTATTTCCTTTAGGAGAGCTAAAAATATAAGCCTGAGGTACAACCCCTCGAAACCTGTAAAGGTCATTAAATGGGTTTTTTACACCCTCATCAATAACCTTGCCCTCACCCGCACCATCTGCAAAGTTATTTTCGATTATGGACCCTAAGTAATACCAATCGTTTTTATTAGCAGGCTTACAAATCAATACATCCGTTCCAACCTCAGGAATCGCCATGAAGCCTATATTGTTAACAGTTGTAAAAGGAGAAACATATTTAATTCCAATCCCTAGTGGATACTCATCCCAAGCAACAGTAATTCTACCTGATTTAAATAAATCTATATTAGATCTAACATTCCCTACTTTAATCTCCATCTTGTTTATCCTCTTCTGCTTTTACATCTAATGTGTCGATTGAATCAACCTTCTCTGGAGTAAGACCTTTTGGCAACTGAATTCTAGGATCTTTTGTTATGTGGAATGATGAATGTGCTTCACCTCTACCAATTGAATGCTCATACCCATAAATAACCCACAACCCATTTAAAGAATCACTAATTGAACTATTTTTATTTACACCCAACATAGATGTTTCTTTTACAAATAATAGGGCTGGATTTAAAGATCCAACACTCATACTTAAATGGAAAAACGGTAGTGTCCTGATAGTTCCTCTATATGCAATCTTAGACATTTGGCTCAACATTGAATAAAAATGGACCGCTGGGTTTTCAGACTGCCACCAATCCAAATTCCTAACTGCACCTTTATCATCAGTAAATGCAATTAAAGAAACAAACGCTGCCTCTAGGTCTTGCAACGAGTATGACGCTAACTCTGGTGCAATCTTCTTTAATTCTTCAGTTTTATTTGGATCTAATGTCGGTGGCTTATTAGGACTGACAACCATGTAGTTTTTAATTAAGTTTGCAACTTTATTTTTGTCTAAAGTTAATAAAGGATTAAACTTGTCGTTTAAAGAATCTACTGTTCCAGCACCCCCCTTATGAAGATTGGTTGTTTGATAAAATACACTGTTTAGGATATTAAAGTAATAATGATCAATATCAATATCTAAATCTAAAACATTTGAGTCTTGAACACCAAATTTAAATATAGGGATATTAGATTGTTTCAAACCCTCTTCATCTTCTTTTTTAAACGCAAATTGTGATGTGGGCAACTTGTAAGAATTAAAACAATTGTCTTGTTTTGCTAACTGAAAGTACTTGGCTGCTATTTCTTGATATTTTTGTGATATAAATTTAACATCTCTCGTGGCTACTAAATTGTTATAATTAAATGCTTTAGATCCTTGATCTGTATTGTTTTTATTTAATTCTGCTTCTGATACATCAGAACCAAAACCAAACTTAAATATCCCTATATTCTCTAGTCTAATTTTACCGTAAAAGAATCTATCTATCATCGTTTTATCACCATAGATGATTAGGGGCTTATTTTCATCTATGGTAATAATCTCTTCTAATCTTTTTGATTGAATTACTTTTTCAGATGTAATATTTATTCTTCTGCGATCCTCTTCTAATGAGTGCCCTGCACAAAATTTCTTTAAATCACGGAGAAAATCAGCGTTGTTTTCAACTAAAAAAGTAGGCTCAATTATTTTTAAATTTTTAGGAAACTTATTTTTTATATCAAGAAGAGGATCTATAAATTTTTGTCCCGGCTTCTTTACCAAATTAAGGTACAAATTTTTAGCAACATTCGTGGAGCTTTTTACTACTTCAGGATAATATGCAGCGTTACCATTTTTTCCAATTACTTTATCTGGATGATAACTAATAACCTTACCATCTTGAACAACCTCTTCTGATACATCAAAACCTAATTCTTTCATTATTTCAGGAATGATATAAAATTCCGATTTTGGTATTCTTATTCTAGTTCCATCAAATAATGCAACATCACAAAATCCGGTAAATTCATTTTCTGGGATAAAGGTTGCGTTTGCTTCTAAATTGTTTTTTAGTGGTAGTATTAATTCGTTTAAATCTGGGAACAACACAATCACATTAGCTTTGTTACTAACACATTTTAGTATGTAATCTTTAATACATTCTGATATTACATAATGATAATCAATATAATTTTCTTCTGCCTTAATTTCCTCCATCTTTTTGTTAGTTGATTTAGAAGCCTGTAATTTAGCTAATTTAGTTAATCTGCCTGCATCACCTTGAAGGTCAAACTCTCTCATTGAGTATAATTCATTTTTAAACAATTTTCCTTCACCATAGGCTACTTGCTGCTCGGCAATACGCAACAAAGGATAAGATCCAAACACTTGTAGTTCTCTACCTAAATTAAACCTAACATCATCCATAGGTGTAAGTCCGGGAAACTGAGCATTTACTGTAAAAACTAAAGTAATTGTTCTAAACCCAGTTTCAGCGGAAAAACCAAATTTGGCTCCCGTCAACCAACACAAAAATGGACCCGCCCAGTTTTCTATATTAGACCCACAACCATATGAAATATACATGGTGGTTGGAACAACGGGCTTTGTTAGTTGGTGTAATTGATTTTTTAAACTTTCTAAATAAGCTGCTCTTTTTTCCTCAAACTCTTTTGTATATTTATTTTTTTCTTCGTCGAAAAGTTCTTTTTCTTTTGAGTAATTTGGATTTGTTGTTGTTCTTTGTACAGCTTGACCACCCCTAGCTGCATTACCACCAGAATCAAATTCTGTATATCCCCCCTTCTCAACTTCTGCAACATCAGTATATATTAACTGTGTATAATATTCGACAGGCTCTTTTAATTCTTTTAATTTTTTATTTAAATCGTATAGTTCTTTTTCTGTGGTCCCAGTAGAATCTTTATATTTATCTAAATTTAAAGCAAAACTATCTGGACTGTCAGCAACTGACTTTAATCTACTTTCTAATGCTTTTATTTCTGATTCTACGCTGGTGTCGGCAAAATCCTTACCAAGTAAAGAGGATTTACCATTAAGTAATTGTTTTAAAGAATTAACTAGATAATTTTGTTCAAACACTCTGCCCGGATCTAAAACTTCTAAAGTAATTGTAAAGTTATCTGTCTCTTTTCCTTGCTTTTCTTGGAATGTATACGCATGAGACAACCTTAAAAAGTTGTCAGATATGTTTGTAAACAATACGCTATCCTTACGATTGCGTAGGAATGCGTCCATTGACTCAGGTGCTGCCCTTTTTAGATCAGCGAACACTTGCTTGTCAAAAGCAACAATAATGTTATATGTTGGTATAGGCTTAGTCATAATTTAGGTATAAGTATTCTATCACCAACATTAAATCCTTCAAAAGGATCAGAAACATTGTTTACTAACATTAGCAACCACCAGTATCCTGCTGTATTATAGAATAATTCTGATATAGCATCTGGTCTATGCTGAAATCCAGCAGGGACATACCCCACTTCAAACTCGTATAGCCGACCAGAATATTGCGTCAGTAAATCTTGAGCAGGATGGCCTACCGATGTATTCGTTTTTACTCCCTTATGTTCGACCATAACTTGGCCTACTGAATAGCGAGTTCTTGGTGAATTAAGCATATATTAGTTCCTGTAATTATTATTTTGTATTCCTATATCAGGTCGAATAGGATCTATGGTGTTACTTCCATTCAAAATAACTTCCCACCCTACCGAGTTATCTCTTTGTACATATTTGTTTATATTGTAATCACCAAAATCACCTACTCTAATTTCTTGCAAATTAATTTCGAAAGAAATAACTCTAGGTAACAAAGTCCGTAGATCAGCACCATGAGCTTTATCATAATCTATTTTATAATCTAAAGCCACACATGGGATATCTTGATATAGAATGCCATGATTTAATCTTATTATTGGAGGACCATTTGTAGGATTTTTTGCGTTATTTAAAACAGACAATCTAATTAAATTAGTCCAATACATAACCAAATCAATACCACGATTTATTTCTGGTCTTGGGTTATTTTGTATTGATGTTCTTCTACTTGCGACAAATGTACCTGTAACTCCCACACGCGAGGTAGTTGTGCCGTCAAAATCTTGATCTAAATCTCTAAAGTATAAATCATGGTCTTTTGCATTACCTCGACCAGACTTAAAGTGTTTTGTAGTATCATTAACATATAAAGATTTAAAAAACAAATTTTTCATTTCTTCTTTAGATTTTAAATTAGAATGATTTGTAGATAATATAGTATCCGCTGTTGATAATATATGTGGTAAAGTTATTTTAAATGATAGTGAAAACTGTCTTGATTCTGCGCCTGTGTAAGCTAGAAGAGTGCTGTTCCTGCTAATAGGTTGATACTTTGCATGCATCGCTTTTCTAGATTCTCTAATCTCTGGGTTTTCATAAAACATTAAATATCTAACATTTGGCGCATCCTTGGAAGATTCATAGAACTCAAACCGTAAGTAAGATCTCTCCTCTAATTTACGATCAAAATTCTTTGGATTGTTAACATACTCTACAAGTGCAGTTTGCCCAGTTTTACCTGCTTGGCTATCTGTTACAGAATTAAGTACACTTTTTATCATAAATTAATTAGCCTCATGTTGATATTGGAGCGGATCCTCTTTTACTGTTATTTTGAATGACAGTTAGTAATAATAACATTGCATTCTTTTGTTCCTCATTTACATTCAAAAGTCGTTTGGATAAATCAGTGCCGTAAATAATATCTTGCATAGTTCTGTTTAAACTTTGTGATTGCATCTCTAATAGTGAATTTGTTTTATAGTTAAGAGCGGCACGAGCATCATTTATGGCTTTTTGTCTTTGTGCATCTAATCGTTTTCTTTCTTCTTCTGCTGCTCGTTTCTTCTCTGCTTCAGCCTCATCATCTTCTCCAGAACCAAGCCAAGACATTAATTCAGGGATGAAAGAAACTAACAATGATATTAATAATCCTACAGGACCTGATAAAAATCCTAATACTCTAGTGAACATTAATCCACCTTTAGCTAAAGCATTTCCAATTTTAGATATTTTTCCAGTAGCTATACTAGCTGCTCGCATCTCCCTTCCCAATTTAATCATGTTTCTGGACAGATCTTCTAATTTGGTTCTAAGAGAACCTAAAATTACTGTAACAGCAACAAATTTTAGTGTATTAACTAATAAAGTCATGTTATTTACTAACAAGGGAACTATATTAGCCGCTAATTCTTGTAATGGTCCAGTTGCCTTTTCTAATGCCGTCATTAGGTTAGCAAATGGATCTTGTTTTGCTCCAACATCAGGAACTATTTCTTTGGGTTGTAATTTACTTATTGCTTCCGACAAAGTTACTAGTTCTTGAGATCCAAAGTAATCTCCTAGTCTCTGTAATATTACAGAGGGATCCAAACCTTGCATTTCCAACGCTTGGCGTTGAGCATCTATCATTGGTTGCAATGTTTTAGCTATGCCAAACAAAGACTCTTCTATTTGTTCTGCCGTAGAATCTTTAGCCATCAGCTTTTTAGCCATGTCTGAAATGCCAAACGCCATTCTCTTACCAAACATGTCTGGATTCATTATCTGTTTGGAGAAGCGTTCAATCAAATCTTCAGATCCCTGACCAAACTTGCCTGCAACCTTTGCAGCAGCTTCTGAGAATTGTCTACCTACCCCATAAAAAGCTAGATCTAAATCTGAAGAGAATTTACCCATAGCATCTACTATATTTTCAGTAGAGATCTGGTAAGTGTCTCGTAATTTAGAAATCCTCTCAGAGAAATCAGAAAGATTGCTGTTGTTTAAGTTTCCTGTTATGATTGATTGTCTGGTTAGCTTTAGTAACCCAGCATTACTTTTTCCGGCTACTTTATTTTCTAATGTTAGCTTAGTCAACTCTTTGTTATTAAGAGTTATGCCCTCTTCAACCATCTCCAAGGCATTCTGAAGTTCCTCATTCCGACCAGCTAAATTTCCTAAGTTAGGCCCTAGAACTTTTGATACACTAGCGACAGAGGTTCCTATTGAAGCAGATGTTTTATTCATCGTATCTGCTTGCTTTACGAACTTAGCTAATGTAGCAGTAAGACTACCCATTACTTGAGCACCTGCTAGGTAGCCTATACTTTTACTTAATTCAGCAAGAACTGAGTCTGTAGTAGCCATTATTCTATATCTTCCGTACTTTCAGGCAGCTTCTCTTTTTCAATAGATATTTCATTGAGATCGGACATTTCAGATAATTTATAAGTCCTAAAGCTATTTGGACCAAAAATAGCCAGCAACCCCCTAGAAACATTATCGTAATCAGCAAAACGCCTATTTTTATATAGGGTCTTAAGTACATTAGAACTTATTTCTGGAGACACCGAAGTTAGTTTAAAACAGGCTACTAGCATATTTCCCCTTGTGGAAATGAATAACCCATTCCCTCTTTTAACTTTAACAACAAAAACAAATACCCTACCACTTCCCGGATAAACAAAAGATAAGACATCTCCGGGGGAAATAAACCCTGCGCTCCTAGGAATTACCCCTACATGCTCTTTTCCTTCGTGGTTAATATCTTTTAAAAAATTACCACCGTTTTCGTAATATTTTTCGTAACGATTCATGTATAATAATCCGAGGTATTTATGACTGAAAATATAGATGAGAGCATAGTAGATTTTCTTGATTTAATTAATTTTACCCTATCTAATAAGTTTGAAGATAAGTGGAGACATAGATTTAGTTCTTCCTTCATAAAATTATTCCAGTTAAAGCTATTAGAATGTATGGACAGCCAGAAGCCAATAAAGAGATCTACTTTATTTACTTACCTAACAAAAAGATGTAAGTATTCTGAGGAACAGGTAGAAAACTTTTTCAAAGCAATAGAAATAGAAATCTACGACCCGGTGATCCAAAAATGAGCGAAAAGAAAAGACACGGCCTGAGAAGCGTTCCGAGAGACAATTCACTCGACTACCTTCGTCATACCAATAACATAATTGGCTGTGCTTTTATATTTTATGCATTCCTTTTTTTCCTAGCTTTAATAAAAATATTTATTGACGCTATTTAGTTTTTGATTCCTTTGCTTTCTTGCACTCGGTGATGTAGTTTTTTACATCATCTGTACTGTAGAACTCAGGACAGGCTTGCTTGTACCCACACCAGTTACAAAACTGGTTTCTGCTGGGAGCAAAGTCTGACTTCTTCCGCTTTCTAATATCCCAAACATCTTTTTGGACATCGTTTACATATTTGTGAATCTGTCCCGGAAGATAGTTAACAAACACAAAGTTATTGGTTAGTGGGTAGTAGTGTGCAGCAGTAATCTTTTGAACAGGGATGTTAAAATGTTTGTGGATGGCATAGGTGTATGCCTTAAGTTGGTCGTTATTAAATAACTCTAACTTTGATTTCTCGTCCGCGCCTGTCTTGTAGTCAATAATTAAATAGTTACCTTGCTTAGATTTAATTATGCGGTCAATGACTACCCGCTGATCTGTCCCCTCTAGCAGTGCTACCTTGAAATCTGATTCAGTTCCAACCGTTTCCTCTAGTGTAGCATTAAACCTTAGAAAATTTTTAAGGCATACAGAAATCTTCTTGTCATAGCTATTATCGAAGGTATAGTTGGGGCGTTGTTCCTCAGCTATCTTAGCCAAATCATCATGAGTCTTAGCTGCAACACCCAACTCGAAGATCTTATGGATGTAAGACCCGAACTGCATGGCATCAGCGTTTGCCCCACTCTCAGGGATTCGTTCATAGTACTTCAAGTAAAACTTCCAACCACACTGCTTGTAAGTATCCCTTTTGGAATGTGAAATTTCAGTTATGAACATTGATATCTCCTGCTTCATTAAAGACTACCTGACAACCAAATTCTCAGGAAAATTTAAATTATCTAGTAATGGTAGGGAATTGATGATGAACTCCCCTGTAGACCCGACAGATAGAAAGCAGCACTTTTCTATCAATTTGGAAACAGGGTTGTGGCAGGATTTCCGTAAAGGGGAGAAGGGTAACTTCTACTTCCTCTATAGTTATCTAGAGGGGGTCACATACAAACAAGCAGTTAAAGAAATCCACATCCGCAGCATTAACAAAGAGCCTCTCCCAGCTACGGTCATTGAGGCTCCGTCTAGCTCCATCAAGGAGGAGATGAAGAACTTTGTACCAATCCTGCTAGACAAGCAGCCCGAATCAGAACTAGAGATTGCTGCTTACCTGTACTTAAGTGATCGTAAGATACTAAATAACAAATACCCATTCTTTGTTGCTATGGATGGTAGATTCTACGGGCGCGTGATCATCCCGTTCTGGAGAAACGATGATTTAGTGTATTTCCAAGCCAGATCACTTATCGGTCAAAAACCTAAGTACCTAAACCCCGGAGCAGAGTTTGGTCTTAAGAGCAAGAGCTACCTATTCCCCTTTGATCTCTCAGAGCGGTATGTCGTTGTATGTGAGGGTCCGACTGATGCAATTTCCCTACAACTACAGGGCGTAAACGCTACTGCTACCCTAGGATGCTCTCTCAGCGTAACTCAATCAAGAATGCTTGCAGGCTTCCAAGGTCGCATTATTGTAGGGTACGATAACGATAGTGCAGGCAAAGCAGGACTAAAGAATATCCATACTACAATTAATTGCCAAAGATTCCTCCCCATCAGCTACTGCTTCCCAGACAGTCGATACAAGGATTGGAACGAAATGCATGTAGATAACATTAACCTCAGACAGTATGTAAAAGAGAACACCCGAGAGTATGATTCCCGGGTGTTTGAAATAAGTTCCGTACTAGGTATTTAGTCTAATATTAGGTACATTAAATCGGAGACTATAGTTTCTCGTAATATATTGTATTTTACTTGTATAGAGTAAGTGCCTGTTAAAGGTCCAAAAGTTCCTGCTGCAACAGCGGGTAATGTAGCTATTGTGGCAGTATTCCAGTTAAACACGATTGTGTTATCACCTGTAATATCAACGCCGGAAGTTGTATCTGTAAATGAGCTAACTGTAACTCGTGCAGGTAATGTGTAATCGTCGTTTAGTTTTACTATTTGTACCTGTGCAGATGTAATCGCAGCATCCTCAAAGGTGTTTCTAATACTTCTACTTATGTTTTTATTACCTATATTTATCTCGGTAACAACTTTTAAATCAACCTTTGAGCCTAGTTTAACATGCTTGTTAGTTAGCCTGTTTGTAGTGCTAATTAGTAAAGGTTCTGTGCTTGTGAAGATTGTATCTCTGTACAAACGGAAATCATTTATGAAGATTTCCCAGTCGCTATTTTGCACCCAGCGGACAGTCCAAATGTCTATGTAATCACCAACAGAAGATGCTTTGTTTGCTATTGTGGTTCCTTCATAGGATCCTGACAAAGCAACCTGCCCATTCAAAACTGTTACATATTCGCCTGTTGATAGCTTATAGATGCCGTTAGCTGTTGTTCCGGGTGTGTAGTTAGACGCATCAAAAGTGGCGTTGGTAGTTAGTGTGGCAGCATTCTTGAAGCCCATTTTAACTACGGAGGATGCAATAGTTGGATCTATTAAATTAGCTGATGTCAGTATTGTGCTGGGGCTGGTATTGTCTGCTAGAGTGAATACTGTTACTGAACTAATTTCATAAGGATCCTGAAAGACCCCGTTATTAATGAAAAAGCATCTAAGGCCCACAGGTTGTAGCACTGAAGGTCTATTATTCCGATCATAAACTGTGTAACCGTTAACTAGCATGTTTATTCATAGCCTCCATACGCTCTCGGTGTAATTCCAAGAAAATCAGTCTTTCTCGTCTAGACATCCTCAGAACATCCGCATAGGTCATGTGGACATCATGTACTAGTATATAGGCTTCTCTAAGTAGAACCTCTAAATTTAAAATAGGTTCTAATTCACGGTAAAAAAATCAGCACCTATCGGCAAGTCTACAACATTGTGAGCCTTGCATTCAGTACACTCAAATTTAACCTTAGTTTGTACCCCATAAGAAGCCCCTGAAATGGCATTTATGATGGTATGAATATCTTTTAACGGTAGACGAGGGTCTGATAAGAATTTAGATATTAGGGTCTTATCTGTGTTACCATCTACTGAAGTTACGAATCTCCACAGGTTATCAAATACTTTAGTTTTATCTAAAAAGTACTGCTCATGTATAACTCTGGGGAAGATAACCTTTACTTTCTTTTGGAGAACGGGTAGGGTTATCTCCCTAGGATCTAAAACATTGTCAGGAATGTATTCTACTGGTAAAGACATTAGTGGAATATCCATACCGTTTTCAGCGTTACATTCAGAGCAGATAGTTATTGCTTTGTAAATATCCCCATAGGAAATTGCTCTTAGGTTGAAGATAAGAGACAGCTTATCCAGCAATAACAAATCATCTATATCAACGCCTTCTACACATCTGGACAAGACAATATTAATTGGATCCGTTACTTTTCCTTTTGCTAGAGCGATTGCTTTTTCATCCTCTAGATTCATCGGACGGATCTTAATGCCAGTAGAATTTTTATAGAATTTACCATTAGAAGGTAAATTTACTTTTTTATCTATCTCTACAGGTAAATGTTCAAATAATTTATCTAAATCTTGATTATTATTTACTGGTATGCTTGGTATTTCCATATATTAACTTATATCCTTAATATGAATATATTATAGGCGAAAAATGAAAATTTTTATAAAAAACTTAAATTCCCGAATAGAAACTGATAACCCACGGTTACTTAAAGCCCTCGTAGATAGATATACCCATTCGATTCCCGGAGCTAATTATTCAAACGCATACAAGCGAGGACATTGGGACGGTAAAAAATATTTCATCCACCCGCGCACGGGGGAGTTTAAAACTGGGTTGTTAGATTTAATTTTGGCAGATTTAAAACTTATAGAGTGCGAGCCAGAACTTATCTACGAAGAACCAATTGAACCAAACATTAAAATTCAAGATCATACCTTTGACGGATGGGATCTTCATGATTACCAAGAGGCTCTTGTTGGTCAGGCCCTAGATAATAAGCGTTGCGTAATAAAATCTCCAACAGGATCTGGCAAGACATTGATTATGGCTTCGGTCATCAAGGCGTTCGGCCCACAGGCAAAAATCCTCTGTCTGTTCACCAAGAAACAGTTGATCAACCAGACCTACGAGTTCTTGGTCAAGAAATCCCCCGCAGGCGTAGAACTAACCAAGACAAAGGAATTTTCCGTAGGAGTTTCGTTCTCGGAAGGTTTTGAATACGGTAACATAATGTTATGTTCCGTTTACAGCCTAGAGCGTTTAATTGGCACTCCGCACGAGCGTCCAGATGTTTTAATTGTAGATGAATGCCATGAGTTTTCTAAAGGTAAACTTACATCTGAAGCCATCAGTTCTTTCCCTACAGCTAAGTACCGTATTGGATTTACTGCAACTCCTCCTACCGAAGCAATTCCAAAATTTACTTTACAGGGTGGATTAGGGCCTGTTATAACCGAAGTAGACACATCATCCTTAATCGAACGAGGGATGCTGGCAAGACCATTTGTTCAAATACTACCGTTGCATACTTCTGCTGATGATCATCTTGATATGGACTACCGTGGAGTTTACGATAAGTATATTGTGAACAACGAGATGAGAAACCAAGCAATCACATCTATTGTAGAGACTGTTAAAGCAAAAACTCCAGCAGCGAAAGTATTGATTTTAGTAAACAGTTTAGAACATGGTCAAAACTTAATGCAAAAGATTCCAGAGGCGAAGTACTTACAAGGCTCTGACGATCTGCGTGAACGAAACAAGATTATCAAAGACTTTAAAACTAAGAACGAGTTTAAAGTATTGATTGGAACTAAGATTCTGGAGACAGGCGTTAACATTCCAGAAATCACTCACTTCATAAATGCTAGGGGATTGTTCTCCGAGATCGCCACAATACAGGCACTTGGGCGTGCGCTTAGACTTAACGATTTTTCCGAAAAAGTTTATGTGTACGACTTCTATGATGAGGTAAAATATTTAAGTACT